AATGTGCTAATTGCTAGGTCAGTCTCTGCTCCACCCATCGAACTTAATGCTGTAGCCGAACTTGCGCCAATATTATTTGTCTCTGGACTAATGCCACCCAGTGAACCCAGATTTAAATTCCTTGAATCCACATATGACTTAAATTCTCTAGTTGGTGGTGCAACTTTTGAATTTATTGGTACAGGAAACGCAGATCTTTGTTCTTCTTGACGCAATAGAGCCTGATCATTAGCACTGCCAGGCGCATCGCCCCCAGTTAAAAAACTTGGAATCTTATCGCTAAATCTATCAGCTAACATCAACGCACCTGCACCTGGTAATAACGCACCAATCACTGGCTTACCTACCGTCCTCATAGCTTTACCAAACATAGTTAGATTTTTGTCTGACTTTCTATTAGGGTCTACCTGTGGAATACCTCGGTAACCTTCTGGTAAATTTGGGTCATAAATAGCAGGCTGTGCGCCATCGCCCTTCATACTCCCGTCAGGGTTTGTCGTCGTGCCAATGCCGTAAACAACAAAATTATTATCAGTAGATGTAAGCCTACTCCCATCGCCATCTAAGTCAGTAGGATCTTTAGCCCTATTTGCCGCTCTGATAGCCTCTATTTCTCCAGGTGTTTTACCTCTAAATTGATCGGACGTAGTTTTGTATTTCTCAGTTCTACTTAAATTCTGAGCAACTAAGTTGTCACTTAATGAGCTTCGGTCAGGTAAAAATTTATTATCTCTTATAAAATCTCTACGAATTGTTTTTTGTTGGTTCATAGCTAGACTTTGGTCACCCTCCCTAACGCCTTGAGGTGGAGCAAAACTTCCCTGACCATAATCAACTTGTTTCGCCACTAAGTTTCCACCTTCATCCCTAGAATGCGAAACAGATGTATTGCCGCCAGCCGCATTTTTGTTTCTCATATGCGCTGGGTTTTCTTTCTCTCTAAAGTAACGTCTTGTCTCAGCCGCTGGAATCCCTGCTTCTTTGTGGGCTTTTCTTACCTCACCATCTTCTTGACTTGATCCGCCACCTTGATGTCCACCACCACCTTTACCACCAAAACACATAAAACTATCCTCTTCTTACTTGCGGTTGAGCCATAGATGCCATAACGCCTCCTAATGCGCCCTGACCTCTGTCGCCTCTAATCTCAGCGACTTTATTCATTAAATACTGCGTCATTACATCTCCACCTTGCTGTGGAGGTTGGCCTTGTGGCCTTCCGCCCTGTGGAGGCTGACCCTGCTGTACAATAGGGCCAAATGCCTGTGGATTAATCGGTGCTATAGAGGCCAACATATCATATGCCATTGTTCTTCATTGCCTCCATCTGTAGCTCTGCCGCATTCTTCTCTCGCTCTAACTGAATCTCAGCCGCGTTTTTCTCACGTTCTAACTGTAATTCAGTCTCCAACTTCGCTACCTTGGCCTGTAGGTCAGCCTGAGCCTTAACCTGCTCGATTTGCATTTTCTGTTGTGCTTCTGCCTGTTTAATCTGGATATTTGATTGCGCTTTAGCCTGATCTGCTTGTATCTGCGATTGAGTTCTAGCTTTTAATGCCTCAGTCTCTAATTGTGCAAGCTGTTGTGCGTATTGCAGTGGATCACCCTGTTGCTGACCTTGTTGCATAGCCGCCTGTAAAGCAGGGATTGGTTGCATTTGAGGCGATGCCTGTACAACTTGAGCCGCCCTCTGGCTAATTAACCTGTCTAATTCAGGGTTCACATCATCAAATGTAAAGTCTGGATCTTTAAAGTCAGGCATTGGCGGCATTTCCATGCCAATACCAGCCTCCATACGAACTCTGTAAAGTAACGCAATATGCTCTGCAATGTGAGCAACTAACACAGGTTGCATCGGAGCCGCTCCTGGATTGCCGCCCAGAGATGGATCTTGCATAAACTGTATATGGACAGCAATGTGAGAATCATGGTCTTGCTCAGGAAACGCACGAATTGGCTTGCCATACATAACTGACATATTCTCATCAATCGGATCCATCTGAACAGCCTCTTCAGGTTTCTTCAGTATCTCGTCAATGTTGGGTATGCGTATCGCCTCGTACATCCGCTTATATGCATTATATAAATTATGAAACTGAGGTGCTGACTGAGCCATCTGTAAAATAGCCTGAGCCTGAGCAATCCTCTGAGCAGTTGAAAATATGTTGGGGTCACTGACAGGGAGGATGTCAATGCGATCGTTAAAGTCAGCCGCGAAAATCTGTTCGCTTCTGCCTGATAACGAAAATGTAAACGACTCAGGAAGGTTCTCTGCGTTAAGTGCCGCAAGTAATTTGAACTCTTGACCTTGAGCGTAATGCAACCTCTTGTGAATGGCTGAAAAAGCCTTACTACCTTGCTCTATCAAAGCCAGCGTCGAACCAACAGGCGCATTTGGGTTTACATCCCCAACATTTAAATCAGCCGTACTAGCAAATCGCTGTCCTGCCTGAACAATAAATCCAAGCAAATTAAAGAGCGACTGACTTGGCTCCTTAAATGGCAATGGCATAATTGCTTTATTAACATCGTCAACCGTTGCGTCTAAGTCTACGAACTCGCCAGGATTAACCTGAACTTCGCCACCTGAAACTCGACCTCTTAACTTAAATCCACCTTGCATATTTGCGAATGCCGCTGAATCTAGTAACGCCCTCAATGAGCCAGTTGCCGCTTTTCCTAATCCACCAATTAAGTGGTACAGGCCAAAACCCATAAAGCCTAATCCTGGTAAGAACTTGTAAGAGACAAACCAATCTCTCCTAAGTTTGCGTTCGTCGTCTTCTCTCCAGTTTCTCCTGACACTGACAATCGACTGATTATCATAATCAATCGTGACGACATATGGGAAGTGTACTAAATTCTCGTCAGCCTCGTCGTCGTCCTCGTAATCACTAACACCGTCAAACTTCTCGTAGACATGCATTTCCAGCAATGTAACAACTTCATCTTGCTGAGTATCACCGTACTGATCAATGCCCTCGATCTCGCCTATCGTATCGCCAGATGGATCTATGTCATTCCCGTGAAACTCAACAGGAAGATAATAGCCAGACTGAACGTAGCGGTTGTAGTCATTCTTCGGTATTCTAATAACCTGAGTATACCTTGGTGATGTATACAAGTCTCTTGATTCAGGAGCCACAACAAAGTCTTCAGCCTTTACAAACTGAGCGCACTGCCTCCCCATATTCGCATCCCACCAAACCTTTTTGAAGGTCTGACCAACCAAAGGCAGGTGGAATAGCATTTGGTCTAAGTCTGGGAAATACTCAGGCATCTCCTGAGTAATCTGGTAATTCATAAATTCTCTGACACGTCTTGACTGGTCTTCTAGCTCTTGATTCGGATCGCCAACAATAACAGTTTTTACTGGGCCTCCAGATGGGTATAGCTCTGCAATTGCTCTAGCGTTAAACTGTGTTGCCGCCTCAGCTATCATCGGGTGGACTACTGTAGATAAACCACGGGCCGCACGTTCATCTTCTGATTCATCCATGCCACCGTCAGGGTCAACAGTCTTCAATCCATCTTTGTATCGCTCTTCCCATTCAGATCGAGATTCCTTATCTGATTCATAATAAGAAATAAGCGTCTGACCTTTTCTGGATAAATCTTGAGCATCAATTGATTCTACTAGATTGGAATCAAATTCATTCTCAGGCTCATCCATCATGCCATCGTCTAATTCTGGATCTCCGACCAGAACCTCTTCGTCTGATATTTCTTCAACTTGGAAATTATCCGCTGGAGTCGCTTCCGCAAATGGTGCTAACTTTTCAGTGAGTGAAATTGGTGACCTAGCCATACAGAGTCATCCTCCTTGTTTCAACAAATTCGTCATCTTCGTAATCGTTAGTGTGGCTGACAAACCAACCTTTTCTCAATCTTAGCCATGCTTGAGTACATGTGTCAACTATGTCGTCATTATCTCCAGCAGGAAATGCTGAACAAATGTCAATTAAATCTTTAGCCCACTTCTTGTCAAAAGGATAGTAGATTCTTCCATCTTCTAACAATGCGGAACTTGCGTGCGCTCTGGCTTGCTTATCACGGTCAGGTAAATATTCCAATACAGGTATTCCTGCCATGCGTAAATCTTGTAATAAAGATTGACCTGAAGCCTTCTTCTCGATCAACACTGCGTCAGGCTCCCACTCCTCATATGAATCTTGGGCAATGCGTCTTAGGTCAGGATAGCTGACCCTGTCGTACCACATATCAAGAACCATGATGTTCATCATGCCGTCATGTCTAAACACGCCCCACGTTGTCCTAGCTGAGTAGTCTGCGGTTTCCTTAGTGCTGAATGCAGTATCGTAACTCTGAATGACGTACTCGATGTTCGACGGCAAGTCTTGGCTCTCCCAAGGAACCCACCACTTGGCCTTTAAGATTCCACCACCCTTCGGGGATGGCCTCTGCTGTAGCTGACCTGCACTTGCGTAACTTCCAAGTGATTTCTCTAGACTGTCTAGTGTTTTCTTATCTACTCTCTCTGGCCAGAGTAATTCTCCCTCTTTAGTTCTGGGATCAGCAAAGCCTAGTGTTGATATCGTTGGCGTTGGGTGGCCTATCTCATATCGAGCAGGCAAACATAAGTGATCCCATTCTTGGCCAAGGTCGTTAGCTAAAATGTGACCTGCTAAGTCATTCTCATGTACTCTCTGCATGATAATAATAAATGCACCAGTTCTGGGGTCGTTCAGTCTGGTTTGCATCGCCTGATCCCACCAGTCCAGTACACCCTGCCTGACAAGCGAAGAATCACTCTCCCTCACATTATGTGGGTCATCAATGATAATTATATCACCACCCTCACCAGTTAACGCCCCGTCAACCGATGTTGCAATCCTCGCACCAGTCTTATTGTTCTCAAAGCGTTGCTTTTGGTTTTGGTCAGAGGTTAAATCAAATGCATCGCCAAAATGATCTTGATACCAGTTACTGTCGATCAACCTACGACACTTAACGCTATCCCTGACCGACAGAGAGCTTGCGTAAGAGGCATAGAGGAACTTTTTGTCAGGTTGCTTCGTCCAAGTCCAAGCAGGCAGTGCCACGGCCACAGAAATAGATTTCATGTGTCTTGGGGGAACATTTATAATCAGACGTTTGATATCACCTTCCACAACAGCCTGTAGGTGATCAGAGATTGCATCGATATGCCAGTTGTTTATGAAAGGTTGAGCAGGCTCGATAGACGGCCAACTAGCCTTCGTAAACTCCCTCAATGATCTCCGATACTTCTCCGCCCTCACTTGCTCCAAGGTCAGATTGCTTAAATGCATTTTCAAGCTGTTCAAGTTGGTCATTTGGAATCCTAGTTAAATCTATGATATGTCTCTGCTCAACAGTTGACTGGACTTCCTGTTTGTCCACCCAACCTGCTCGGTTCTTCAGGTAGAAGATCATGGCAGTGTTATCTCCATCCACTGCCTTTGTGTACAATGCGTTAGTCACATTGGCAACGCCCTTGCCACGCCCCCTTTTTAGCGCATCAGAAAACTCAGGAAATTCGTTCTGTCTTTCATAAATTGTCCAGTGACTTACACCCAATACAAGAGCTATTTGATCGACTGTTAAACCTTGGGCTGAAAGGTTCTCCACCTTCTCACAGACTTCTGGAGTTATCTCAAATCTTGGTCTGCCTACTTTTCTTTTTTCGTCGCTCATCCTTTAAACCTTTTCTCAGTGGTTAACCGTACTTTTAATATACACACTATTTTGCAAAAAAAAAGCCCCACCGAAGTGAGGCTGATTTTATCCTTTTATAATCTGATATAATCAATATGGGTATTCGTCGTTAAAACAAAATTCAGAGGTAGACAACAAAGGGTCTAGATTTTCTTCAGGGTCTTTCTCCTCATCTCTACAATTAACTCCCTTTGTCTCTCCTGTTCTGAGATTTGTTGTTCTTAACATTTGGCTTATTTCATAAGAGTCCATCCAATTAAGGCAGGATATAAGTGCCGCCCTTGCACTAAATTCAGTGCCAGTTTCATCTACTAAACTTAAAATAGTTTCAATCTTTATTTCTTTTCTCTCTTGCTCTGATAGGTGCATTTTATATCTCCTTTGATTGTGGGGAGCGCGAGGCTCCCCTGATTAATTATGTTACTTTAATCAATGTGCGTTGGTGAAGGCATTGAATGTTATATCCACCAGCTAATATTGTTTCTATCGTAACTCTGTGTCCAGCCACATTGAAAAAACCTTCAGACCCATCACTATGATGGACTAACGTAAACTCTGGAATAGTTGTTATGCCTTTGTTGTTTAAAGCATTTACTATTCTTGCATTACGCTTTGAGATTATGGCTGATACATTTTTTACAACATATTCTGCTAACATTGTTTTATTGCTTCCATACATTTGGTGATACCAACCTTTACCACCAGCTATTTCTGTTCTTTTAGCGTATTCACCAGACATTCTGGTTAGTTTAACCATCATATGCGCTTTTAAAGCATCAAACCGATCCATTGCCCAAGATGTCTGACGCTCTATCATTTTTTCATCTAATTCGATAAAGGCTTTGTTGATTTGCTCTAACATTGTGTTTCTCCCTTGTTTGTTTCTATAAACAATAAGTACTAGCAATCACTAGCACTGTCAAGCACTAAATGTAAAATAAATAAAAAAGACCCCCAACTCAATTTGAGTCAGGGGTCAGTCTACCCCCCTAAAGTTTTGGGAGAAACAGCGTCATAGAGGCGACCAGACGCAGAGGGGTTAGCTCACTTGATTAGCGAGGCATAAATATGCCGCACCATCAGTACTCGAATCTTCACTAGGTTTATATGCTAATCTGCTAACTTTTAAAAGTGACATCATAACACAGGCATCGTGTGGTGTTATTTCTACATCAAGGTAAGCACTCCACAATGCGGATAACTTCTTGAAGCTATCCTCTGGTGTTCCGTATGAACTCTGTCGATCTCCATTCACCAACTTAGATGCATCACTTAAAAGTTTACTTGCCTTCATCATTTTCTTTTCCCTCTATAATAATCGTCAGGCTTACATTCTCCGCAGAACCAAGTTCCAAAGTTATTCCTTAATATCTCAACGTCCAAACCAAACCCTGCATCGGTGTCACCACACACAGAACAGGGATGCCAGAAGACCCTTGAATTCTCTGTACCTTTAACTCTCCTAAACCTTGGCCTTCTGTCTTCTGTCTTACTACCCATATGATCCTCTTTTTGCGGTTCCGTATGAAGTAGGAATACCCTATAGGTAATTCCTACAATTCATACGCGTATGAACAAGCGTAGGAAAAGCGTATGAAACGTATGAAACACACTCGTAAGTCATTGATTTCATTACACTCAACATTTCATACGCTTTTCATACTTTGCCCTCTTTCGCCAACAGCCAGATTTGACCCTGATTCATACAGATAAAGTCACCTGAAATCATGGCCTCCAGAGTCTGTTTCCAAGCACTTCTGTGGTTCGATCCAGTGAACTTTCCAGTGAAGTGTTCACGCACATCTTCCTCCTGAATGACCCAGTAAGTATGTGGCTCTGGCCACCCAGTTCCAGCAGGATTTGGTTGCCCAAGTTTATCTGCCTTGAGTTGCCTGAAGCACTCTAAGAACAGCTTCTGGTTCTTACCTTTTGGTATTTTCTTCTTGGCTTCCTCTAATTCCTCAGCGTCACATTTCGCAATAACTACCGTGGTGATATCATCTCCGTCTGGATCAACACCGAGGACTGATACGTTCAGCCTGAATGAGTATGCCGCCCCACCTTCTAGATCTCTTTGCTTTGTGCAGAGTGCTGTCCTGATACCACTATCTTGCTGAACGTCTAACTCTATCTCTGTATCTAATGCGGCTTTCAATGCAGAGGAACCTCTAGCACCTTTGGCAGTATCCTTTCCAGTGTGGTGAACAATAAGAAGATGAGCGTTAGAGATATTCCTGAGTATGTCACAGTTCTTTATGAATTGAGACATATCCTCAGATGTATTTTCATTAGCCCCTGCCATTGCCCTAGACAATGTATCCACAACAATCAGTGCGATTTCGCCCTTCTCCTGTTGGATCTCACTGCATAAGTTCTCCAACGTGGGCAGATCAACGTCACTGTTAAACATGTCGACTGGACTTGGCCTTACTGCGAGTAATGCATTCTCATCACCGTAATGATCTTTCAGTGCGTAAACTCTATTCCTAAAGCTATTGCCACCCTCTGTTGCCATGTACAGCACAACGCCTTGGACAACTTTGTTTCCGTTCCACTCTCTGCCAGTGGCAATGTGCCATGACATATCTAGGGCTAGGAATGACTTACCAGTGTT